CACTTTAGATTGCTAATTTGAACATGATGCACTATGTGTAGTTCGCCATTATTCAGAGGCAACATCAACCTTGGGCTCTTTAAATTTTTGGTATTTATATTATATACAAATTGAGCCAATATTAATTAATTAATTATTTATAAATAACCCGGTATCTAGTTGCTTGAACAATGTGACCACTGAGTGCAGCAAAACAAGAATTAGTAAGTGACGCTTACTTAAGAATCTTAATTTTCTCTTTCATCTTCTTTATAACTGGTTTCTGTTCATCAGCTTCTTCTTCATCTTCTTCTTCTTCTTTTATTATTATTTCATTGTTGATATTAGCTTCTTCATTTATTTTATCATAATTTATTTTAACTGGTTCTGGTTTAAGCAATTTCAATTTTCTTCTTAGATTGGGTACAACTGCAATTGGTGTTCTTTCAACTATTGAATTCTCTGGTAGTATGTAGTGAGTCTCCATTCCAAAATCTGTTAATTGTCCTCTGTAACATGTGTATGATTTAACAGGTTTTGAGAATGTAACTAAATTGTGTAATGGATTCGTGTAATCAACTGCAGTTGTGGAAAATACAACTACGGCATCTATCTCTCCCCATTCCCGTATTGTTGTTGGTCTGAATTGAGGAATATTCTCACGTTTAGTATTTAATGATATTATAAGATGCCTATTGTCTGGATCGTCTCTTGGATGACAGTCTATCATGAATGCTTGGTTATATGATAGGTTGGTTGCAAATCCTTCTGATGTGATCTCAACATCTCCTAATTCTGTATTTAATCTCACATTGGCTACAACTGGTGAATTGAGAGTGTCTAAAGCTGTATTGCCGAAATACCATAAGGGTTGTGATAATCGCATTGGTACTTGAGTATCATTATATGTAAATGCTAGATCTCCATTTTGATCTTTGTCTATTTGTATTATTGCCCCTATGGTAGGGTAATCAACTGCTGAGCATGATATGACAGTCATATTATCATCATCTCTTCCTAATATATCATTTGTAGTTGTGATCCCTGAATTGAAAAATGCATGTGATAAGCCTATGGGATTTTTGAAAGTGTATGCATAATCAATGTAGAAATACCCTGGTACAATTTTAACACCCTGTGAATTTACACATGCAACTGATATTGCCATAAACACAAAGGGATTGGATTCTTGATCAAATTTACCTGCACATCTAAATAAATTAAATTGTAAGTTTGATTTCATTGTTACTGTGCTAGTAAATGATTTGTAACATTGTGTCATCATACCACCTGGTGAGGTTCGTAAGGTCTGTTGGAAATTATTGGTCGATGGTAATGTATGCCACAATGTTCCTGCTATGACATTGCCTTGTTGAGTAACTGCGCATTGGGGTACATATGTAATTCTAAATAATAGTGGTCTATAATTCTGATATCCTGCTGCCAATGCTGCAATTCTTGTTCCAATCCAATAACATGGGTTTGAAGGGATCATAGTGATAACTGGTGTGTCATTATTTGTGTTGAGATTATCTGGTATTGCATATACTAAATCTCTACCTTTGACTGTCATTGAGTTTCCATCTTGTGATGTAATATTAAAAATCCTTTTAAATGATTTTGTCTGAGCTGCTGGCATCCTGAAACGATTCATGGTCTTTCTAATTTTGTTATTTCTCTTATTCCTTCTTTTTAATTTAGTTGCTAATTTAGTTATTTTGGTATTAAGATTCTTGAGCTTGCGTTTTGTGTTTTTAGTAGTCTTAGTATTCATCAAAATTTATTAAGCCCACCAATGACTTAAGTTCTTCTGTATCAAATTCTGCATTAATTTGGTCATTGATGTATTTCAACTCATTAATTGTGTTGTTTTCCGTCCTTACATTGTATCTCATTTGCATATTATCCCAGTAATTTGGTAATATAAGATCTTCAGCATCTTGCCTACCTTTAATTTCAAATAGCTTTTTGAGTATAGCATTATAGACATCTCCATAACCAAAGTCATACATTTCAAGCCTTTCCTTCTTTTTACCTGCTCTTTCTATTACACTAGATATTTTCTTTTTGAATTCTGGTTTATTCTTATATTTTTCATAAATTCTCCTAGCTGCAGTTCTATGTGCTTGAGCCATTATATCAAATATTTCAATTCCTGAGTAGCTTTTCTCATAGCTAGTAGCCAAGTCTATATGATATTGAATTAACTCTGACCAGTTTTTATTCTTGGCTTTGATGGAATATAGTGCTAGATTATATAATTTCTTTGGATCTCTTGTCAGGGTGATTTTCTCGTAAGTGTCATCTGTGTACCATGATCTTAGTGAGCAAAATTTGAATGATGAGAGATCTCCTATATCTAAAAATTTACATATTTGACCTAATCCTCCTGTTCTGTTATCCAATAATTTATACTGCTTTACAGGTTTTCCTAAAAAGTACTTGTCATATATCTTTCTTATAAATTCATCTCCTATGCGTTGCTTATATAAAACACTAAAATCATCCCCTTTTGAAAATACTATGAAATCCTCACCATATTTTAATCCTGATTTTTCATTAGCATAGATGTTATACATAGCCATTCTAATTGTGTTTGCTAATGTTGTGTCTGAATCTCCAGAAAATACTGTTCCTAGCACTTTATATGTCATATAGGTTTTAGGCTTTCCATTAACATGATACTTAACATCCATGGTCTTATAGTGTAAGTTTGATAATAATTCAAATTCTTCTTTTGGTACATGATATATCTTATTCTTAATTCTATTATAAATGTATCGGTCAAGAGCTTTCAGAGTGATATCTTGTGAGTTATCAAATGCTGATCCATCTCCTTCTACTACTTTTGTAAAACCTTGTGCTGCGTAATTATTAATTTTTTCTGCCATTTCTGTTAAGTTCATTCCTCCACAATATCCATTCAATTTATGTGCCATCAATTCTTCCAATTGCCAACAAACTGGACCCATTGTATATTTAATTCTCTGGGGTATAGAGCATACCATTCTTGGTTTTCCATCAGCTGCCTGCAATTCTGCTTTTACTATTGCTTCATAGTGTAGTGTCTGTTGTCTTTCTCTCTCTTTGTCTGAATACAATAATCGATATAAATCAGGTCTTTCATAATACATTTTGATAGGCTTAATAGCTTGTTGCTTGGCTGCTGAAAGGTGATTGTACCATTGGGTTACATCATACGAGAAATTATCTAATTCTGAGCCTATTTCATTTTCTATTCTCTGAGTTGCATATTTAACGAAATCTCGTGCTATATATCCATCTGGTGTTGGTGCTGTTTTCATTTGTCTCTTAGCAGCTGCAAACAAAGTTTGTTTGTTTTTACCATACATCATCACTTCTTTTTCATGAAAATTAATATTGGTGCCCAGTATTTTCATAAAACCTACTTTTTCTGGTTGTTTGTCCCTGATCTCACAGACTTTTATATCATTTATGGTATCCATATTGTTGACTAGTATTGATGGTAGATGTGAATCATTCAAATATGAATAATGTTCTGGATGAGTCTTCTCCGATAATTGCTTCAATTCTTTATCCTTAATATGTATCATGAGTCGTGGAAATCCTAATTTCTTGTAATAATTATCATTATCTTCAGTTATAAGGTGTGCTTGAACCATGGCTTTCAGATAAGGTTTATCTTCTTCAGGTATAGCTACTTTTGGAATTGTGGTGAGTGTTGGATGTAATGATTGACAAAAATTGAATTTGCTGTTAAAACAGCATACATTATTGGGTGATGCGTGCTCCTCAATATTTTGAGTAAGGTAAGTGAATTTAAAAGTTTGATTTGTTATAGGAATATTGAGAGCATCGCTATCCCCATTTACATTGGTGGGCTTTATGCAAAACCCTCAGGGTTTTGCTCGGCATTAATGTCATACGTCTTAGGTTGTTTGTAGAAAATGCTGCGTATGTACATTTTAATTTTAGCCCATTGAGTTAACTCAGGTGTTTTATATTGTTCTAGTTTAAACTCACCATTTTTAAATGAATTTAATGTTTTAGTCAAATTTGATTGTAGTAAAGCACTTAGATTCTTTTCTGTTTGTAGTGTTTGATATAATACCTCTGCTAATAATGGTATAACTTGGTTTGGGATGTTTAATTCTGAGTTTTCTTTTTGTATGAATGTTATTAGTGATCTTATGCTGGCATCATCCACTGTCTTCATCATTACTATTTTATTAACCAATTTATTTATTAGAGTAGGAGATACAGCCTGTTTTATGGCAGTTATGTATTGTGTTGTGTCGTTTACTTTTAATCTTAAATTGTATATATCATGATTCAAATCAGTTACGGTTTTTGTGAAATAGTACTTACCATCCATCATGAATGCTTCTTTAGGAAAGTCCAAGGTTTTAATTTTCTGCTCTTTATTTAGATTTTTCTCTTTCTTGATGGTTCTGAATGTCATGTTGGCAATAGTATTTTTGTAACCCCTCACATGTGACATAGTTTCTTTCAAATCTTCCGTCTCTTTGATAATCATATAATAAGGTTGTCGGACTCTAGCATTCAATAATTCATTAAACTTTGTGTAATAACTGCCTGCCTCATTGTCTATATATTCAGCTGTTATGAAATCCTCTGCTTTAGGTTGTGTTATTTTTATAATTTTGTATCTTATATAGTAAGTTGCACCACAATCATATCTTTCGATAGGCACCATCTTTAATATGAACTCATTGTTGGTTGGGCATGGTATCACACAGGCTGATAAATTTGCCTTTACATATTCTAAATAATCTATATCATGAATATAAACATCATCATTTCCATTCATTTTCATAAACATCTTACATTCGTTATATTTAAAGGCAGCTTTACAATCATCCAATTTCTTAGGGCTAATTTGAACATAACCTTCTATTTTCTCTCCAAATTGTATGAAATGTTTATTGGTATCCAAGTGTTTAGGTACATGCACTGTTCCTACCATGCAAATGCCATCATTCAAATGGTGGGCTATTTGATAGAGGTCATTCACTGGTATATAATACAATACATCAGTAAGATTGATTAAATAGTCTGGATCGACTTCTGCATCGTTTTCATCTCTGTGCATGTAATCTTGTAATGTACCGTGATATGTGGTAACTTCATATTTTCTTCTTCTATTTTCATGTCTAATTAAATTATTATATTCAGTTTCAAAGTTAGTAAATTCCGGTTTCTCAACTGTGTAATAACCATTTTCATCTGCTACTTTAGCCCTATATTTACAGTTATGTTGGTATTCATCTAGTGTAGTTTTAAGCGCATCCATTTCTGATGTGTGTAAAAGCAAATTTATTTTGTTTTCAAAATTCTCTATTCGCCCTTCTACTCCTCGTATTCTCTCCTTATCTGCTGCACATGTGTCTGGCATTAATATTTCGGTATCTATTCCTCCCATTAAAATTCTAGTTGAATTTACATCTATTATTGGTCTATTGGGTTTATATCCTAGTGGATGATCATTGTCTTCAACCATTTTTATATTTTCTATTATATTCCTATTTTCAGCTATAGATCTTATATAGTGGGATATGTGATGTGGATTGGTTTCAATTGGTAATTTATAATCTTTGAAATTAGGTTGTTCTTGTTTCTTTATTGCATTATATTCTTTTACTGGTACGAAATTTACATTTGCTATTTGATTTAATATCCTTGCATTGTTTTCTGTTTCAGGTCTTTCATATTTATAATAATCAAAATACTCCTTATTATATTTACTAATTCTTGTTTTGCGGTCATATTGTTTAATGTCGGTGACCTCCGACGCGACTTTAATGGGTCTAGGACCCATAGTCTTTG